AGGATATTGTTCTGTTGTTATCTCAGACATCACTTGGTCATATTGAACTTGCTGTCTTGCGATTAACTCATTATATTTAGTCATTTTACTTTTGGTACTAAATGCCTTGGTCTTACGGCGTTTACCGTGAGGACCGTACTTGATACTTGTACCTAAATTCAAATAACCCATATAATCTATTATAATATATTATGCATGATTGCACAAGTGGTTTTATATAATACTTACCCAACCTGTGATTACATACTTCACATTCGATAGAGGTGGATTACCTCTATGTATATGTGTCCACCCAGCGGGCCAGACCACAAATCTATTAAACTTTGGGGCGATTCTCTTTGACTGATATAGAAACTCTGTCTCACCGCCCTCATCTACATCATTGAGATACACCATAAATGCAAGTGCTGTTCTTACATTTTGTAGTTGATTGTTATACTCACAATGCCATGAATGATAACCTTCTGTTGGTCTTGTCTTCTGCATCTTCAACTGACTGACATATATGTCTTTGACCATTTGTGAACCAACAAGTGGATATTCTTCACTCCATTTTGGTAATATTTCATATTGTACCACATCACCCAACTCTCTAAGGGGTTGATTAATCATTGTGTCCATTGCACTCCAGTATACTGAAGTATCTTCACCTGTCCATTTACCTGCTTGTCTATGTCCGTCTGCAACTCTAGTCTTTGTTAGACCATGGTCTTCTGCATTATCAAACACTGCAACACAATCATCTATCAAACCTGGGTCAAAACAGTCATCAATTGTTTTGATGTGGTCACCATGGTCTTTCCAACCATTTTCATTATATAATTCTCTTTGACCCTTATGGTGATTATTCATTTAAAATCCTTTATTTCTTGGTCTATTCTCACAATGCCAGTCATGACTGCAATATGCATCACACCAGACATGTTCAACATGACCGTTATTCATCGGTGAGTGGTACTTCACTTCCTGTAGTTTCAGTAGTTTCTGACACTGACTGCATTTCGCTGTCGGTACTGTCGTTGTTCTCTGATTCATTGTTCTCTTCCTCTCCTCTCATAGAGTCTTCATCTCTTCCAAACCATACAAGTAAAACATATCTGTCACCCTCATAGACTGGTTCTACACCATGCCACATTTGTGTTGAGTTGTTAAAGAATGTAGCAGTACCCTCGTTCTTTGCAATATAGTTTCCATCTACGATTAATCTACCACCTTTATATCCCTCATTCAATTGTAATATCATAGTACCAAAGTCGGTGTCTTCTGCAACATCTTTGTGAAATGGGAACATCGAATCTTGAGCATAGTGTACAATTTGCATATATGTTATTGTGTCGAAGTCTGGATGGTCTGGTATTAAATGTTCGAACACTTCTAAACATGCATCAAACTCTCTTGTACCTGGTGAACATGTCAAGTGTGTCTTGTTCATGTCTGCAATATACTTGTAAGATAGATTGTGGTCTTGTACTTTCTGACTAGGAATTATCTCACTATTGTCTGGATTATATTCTGCATCTTCATCAATAGGACAACCATGAAACACATTCATTATGTGTTCGCATCCTAATGGATTGATTATGTTTGGTAGAATTGTAATAAAGTCTGTATTGCGTTCTATTTCGAACTGTTCACCAGTGTACTTGTTTTCTACTACTTCTTTGTTGTCTTGTTCATTTGAACCACCTAAGTTGGTGTCGGTATATGAACCCATGTTAATTGCCATTGTTATCTCCTAATTTGGGTGGAAGAAAGTCACTTGTGTGAATCTCCAGTTGTCGATGTATTTATCATAATTGTCAATCCAAGCACCGTGCATATAATTACCTGGAAATATAACACATCTATTGAACTTCGCCTTAATCATAGTTCGAATGTTGAATCTCTCTTCTACAGGATATAACACATTCATGTTCTCGTCATTAGTAATCCATTCACCATCATAAACTGCTGTACCACCATCTTCTTCTTTGTCAAGATAGACCAGCATGTTGAGTGTAGCACAATTGTCTGGCGTATCTAATTTACTATCGATGTGTGGATAGTGTTGATACTTTGGGTCTGTAATCTCACCAGTTTTAAAACAGTTGAACTCATATAGTCGTGACCAGTTGTAGTCACCTTTGTGCCAGTATCTACGACATACATCTAATATTCTTTGATGTTCTGTTTCATAGATTCTTGTAGGGTGACCAACCTTGTCAACTATTCTACAGTCGTAATAGTCTACACCATTTCGTGTTGGTGATTCAGGATTATATTTCCACATTGGGTAATCTCTGTTAGTCAAGTGTTGATACAAATCTTCGGCGTTCTCATAGAAGTCGTCTATGGTCAAACAAAAACCATCAAACTTTGCATCTGCAAATGAACCTTTCATTTTGTATAGTTCATCTAGTATAATTGGTTTACTCATTACTCAAAACTCCATAATCAAATGGGTCACCATGATGATATGACCCTAAATCTTCTGCATGTTGTAAATTGAAAGAGATTGATATTCTTTCGTAATCTTTAATCTCACCTATTAATCCTTTTCCTCGTGACCGACCCTGTGGTACTGCATGGGTCAAGTACGAGGGCCATAGTAAGAAGTCACCAGTTTCAGCATAAAATGCCATTTCTGTCTGACCACCTGGCGTACCTTGAAATGTATATTGACCATCTTCGTGTTGACCATCACTGGCGCCATGACCAAAAAGAGAACTCATGTTAGGATGATAAAAGGTAATTGGTTCTGAATTAGAATCTGTAGAGACATAGTAGGTACCAGATAGTCTGGACTTGACATGATTATGAACTGAATGGGAGTGTGGTTCATTATATACATTCACCCATGAAAATAGGTGTATGTCATGTCGAGATATTCCAGTCACATCGAAATGCCACATTTTACGGATGAATTCGATGTAAGTATCTTTCATCTGATTTGCGAAGTCGTTGAACCATGGTTGGTTATGTGTCTCTTCTCTCAAATCGTGCTCGAAGTAGGTTGTGTATTCTGTTTCTGTATTACCCTTTGGTATTCTACCTACTACATCTCTACAGTGTTCTGCGACAATTTCATGATTGAGGTTTGCCTTACCTTGAAACATGGGTGTAGAGAAAGTTTGTTTATACTCTCCTCTACACGGTCCATATGTGTTCTTTAATGTATTAGTCTTTATTGGTCTCATTAACTTTCGCTTCAGTCTTTGTAGTGACTTCTCTATAATATAGTACGACTTCACCAAGTTGTTTGATGTATCGTTTTAGTTCTTGCATGTCTTCTGCCATGACTTTGTAATCGCCAACTGAGGTTGCAACAAATAGCACCTCGCCATTGTTCTGTTCTTTCATCTCATCTAAGAATCTGTCAAGATATGTATAACCTAATGGCCAGTCAGGATTCTCTCTCTGGTCTAGTTCACATGTCTTTGGTCGTTTAAGTTGTTCTACCTTATTCTCGTCAAACTTCTTAGGTTCAAATGATAATGTTCTCTTACATGGATTTACTATTCGTGCCTCAGATACTACAAACCATTTGGGTGCAGTCAATTCTACTGGTCGTGGTAAATCAGGTTGCATGATTTCTATCTCTAGGGGTTTACTGACTATCTCTACCTTTCGTTCAGGTAGTAGTGAACAACTACTCAGGAGTATTATCAGCGCCGATATTGTAAAGTTTCTCTGTATCATCTTCTAGTCCCTCCATAACCTTTTCACTTGCATTATTGAATCTTAGTTCAATCATGCCAGGTTTCTTTAGTGCGAGTACATCTAAGTTATGTCGTGCAAATATTGATAGATACTCTGCCTTCTCTTTCTCTATCTCTGCATTTGCTCTAGACATGTTTAACAATGCCTTACCTTGTTTCTCATAAGACTCTTTCATTGCGGTCATTGCCGCTTTCTGTTCTTCTACTGCATACTCTAACTTGGCGTTATTTTCTTTTAGTGTGATATTCTCATTGTAGAGATAGTAACCACCTAAACCAAGTACGAGTATAATACCAATAAATAATTGATTCATATTTACTCCCTATAATATAACTATGAGTAATGCACCTAACAACAAGAACAAAAACAATATGTCTTCACTACTCGGTCTCTTGTCCATACTCATACTCGTAATCTTCTATGATAAAGTTCAGCCCACCTGAACTTCTGTATTCGACTACTTTGCTGTCTTCATCTCTAAATTTGAGATGTTTTTCTTTCTGTACGATAATTTTCTTGGCGATAAATTTTCTATCGTCTGAATCACCATATACATTGTTGAATGAAACTGTAACCAGATATCTCTTAACGAACAACGATTTGATGTTCTCATATATGTATCTAGTTGTCTTGCGAATCCAACTCCACAATCTTTTTAATCTTTCCATACTTGTATTTAGTCGTTATTTCTTAACAACTTTAATTGTTCTATGGTATCTCTTGCACTTATATGGACAATACCAATACCACCTGCCTCGACCCACGCATCAATGTTCTTCTTTCTGTCGTCAATCAATACAGAACCCTCAAAGGCATATGCCGCCTTTTGAGTACCAGTAAAGGTACAAGTGACTGGAACTGTTGGGTCTACATGTCTCTTAATCCATTCGTTCTTGTCATGTACTACTAGATGTCTGTTGACTTCACCAGCGGCAGTCAATATCTCCCATGGTACTTCACAATGTCTGACATATGCGAGTAAGTCGTACATATCGACCATTGGGGGTAAATTTGCAAACAGTCTTTTGTTTGTTAGTTCTTCTTTTCTATCGTCATATGTAGAGTGACCTTCTGCATCGTTAGTAAGTGGTTCACCCAAATACTGCGGACCTTCGACCCCTCTTAAGAAGTCGGCAAGTACACCGTCCATATCAATAAAAACTCTTTTTACTTTTCCTTTCATCATGGTAGGATTATAGTCTTTTTTGGTGGTTATTGTCAAGGGTTTTCTCTCTTAAATATGCCTCAGTTTCGCATATTTCTTCGCCTTTTAAGTACTGTTTTACATGTATCATCTCGTGTGCTAGAGTGATATATCGTTCTTTGTTTAGTTTCAAAAAGATATTAATGTAGGGTTTTTTCTCTAAGATTCGTGGGTGTTCCATCAACCCTTGTTGTGTGAATGATGGTGGGAGTCGTTTGATATAGATTACAGAAGGTATCGCACTGATTTCCAATGTGTTCGCATACTCTATCGCCTTCTCTAACAATAGTTTATTCTTGCAGTAAATCTCCATTATCTAGTTTTCTTTCGCCTATTGTTTCATTCCAAAAATTGTCTATTGACTTTTTCTTACCATCTAACTCTACATGGGGCAAAGTCTTGTCGGTCTTATAAAAGTCTAACCCCAACACATATACCCTAACTTCGTAATCTTCTCGGTTCAATGTATTACAGATATGTTTCAATCTCAAATCCATTGCATTCCAATCTCGTTCTCTCTGTAGATAAAGATGTACAGTTCTCATTATACCTTTCTATATCCTTTAGACCATGTTTCTAGTTCAGTGAAACCACCTATGTTCTCACCATGAACTCTGATTTGTGGGAAAGTTCTGGCAGTTGGAAACATTTCCATCATCTCTTCTCTGCCGAAATCTGTACCTAATGACTGGTATGTATATTCATATCCATTTTGTTCACATAATGCTTTTGCTCTGTCGCAAAATGGACATTGGGGTTTTCCATATATTTCTATCATAGTATATAATCCTTTCTTGTTGACTTTGCAGTGTATACTTTACCAGTCTTTCTACCATAGTAGGGTTCTTTCTCTATACCCTTGGTGCCTTCACTAAAGAATATAAATGTGACTAGAGATACTAGGGCGAACCATATTATCATAATTAGAACTACTACATCAATCATAATTTAAAATCGTCAAATGTGTTATCATCGACATCCTGTTTAATGCCACCGATGACATAAGATTCAATCTCTGTCTCTTGGGGTGCATTTTGTAATCCTCTACTGTTGAACCAATGTTGTGTCCATGGTAGTGGATTGTTAGTTGAAGAGACATTGAATATTGGGTTTAAACCAATCGCTCTAAGTCTCTTATTACAAATGTATTCTATGTAATTACCAAGTAATGGTATTGATAAACCAATCATAGAACCCTCTCTGAATAAGAACTCTGCCCATTCTTTCTCTTGGGCGACTGCATCTTCATACATTGTGTATACTTCTTTCTCACAATCTTTCATAACTTGATGCATGAGTTTATCATTCTCTTGATTCTTATAACATTTGAGTATGTGTTGGGTGATTGCAAGGTGTTGTGCTTCATCTCTGGAAATGAATGAGATAATCTTTGCACTGCCTTCCATGAGTTTTAGTTCACCAAATGCAAAACTACAGGCGAATGATACAAAGAATCTTACACCCTCTAGTATGTTGACTGATATCAATGTGAGATACAATGCCTTATACAGTTCATAATCATCTACTTTTAAACCTAACAGTCTTCTACGACCAAGTTCAATGAAGTGGTCATACTTCTCTGTCACCATCTCTGCTCTCTTAACGATTGCAGGTTCATCTATAATCGTATCGAATATATCACTAGGGTCACTATAGATGTTCTTTATAATATGAGTATAACTTCTACTATGAATAGTCTCCATGAAGTCCCATGTGATAATACACGACTCAAGTTCAGGTAGAGTGACAAACGGTAAAAATGCTATGGATGGCGCTCTGCCTTGAACTGAGTCAAGTAAAGTTTGATATCTTAAGTTAGATGTGAATATGTGTTTTTGTGCATCTGTTAGTTGTTGGTAATCACTTCTATCTTTCTGTAGTGATACTTCTTCTGGTCTCCAGAAGAATCCTAATTGTGTCTGAGTGAGTTTATCAAATATCGGATACTTGAACTCATCGAATCTTTGTGTGTTTAATTCTTCGCCAAAGAATATCTTGTTCTTTGTGAAGTCAATGTTTTTCTTATTAAAAACTGTCATTATCTCTTACTCTCTATTTCTTCTAAATCATCATAGTAATTTACGAATTGCCCATAATCTGTGGCATAGTATTTATCATTAAATATTTTTGATTGTTCACCATATGTCTCATTGTCATTTGACCATCTATGTTCTCTACCATCTAGGTTTAATGATGTCTTGGGTTGTCTTTCAGGACCATAATGAAAATCTGGTATGTGTTGCATCATAGAGTTTGAATTCACAAAATGAGAAAATATATGATAACTGTAATCACCTAAGAATTCATCTCTCCAATGTGGTATATTAGGACCTTGATACAATAATATATCACCAGGTTCTAAGTCAACTGCAATACAATTATTCTTTAGTCTGTCTCTATGATTAAAATCTTGTGATTCATTCTTAACTTGTTCTGCATCAATACCTGCATAGTTCTTATCATTTCTTAACCATATTGTCCATGGTGTGTTGTCGTCTGTTTTGTAATCTAAACATAAAGTTGCACTGACCTCACATGAAGGTCTATCAGTATGTGAACCAAGATAGGCACCTCTAACATACTTTCTGGTGAATGAATATGTCTCTTCTAAAGTCATGTCAAAACAGTCTTTTAGTTTCTCATGTATGTAATGAGACAATGCATTACCCCATGGCGAACAATACTTTCCAGAACTCGTTCCCCTAGATGATTGGGGGTTCTTATATGTAATGTCATGTGTTTCTAATGTGGTTGCAGTATCGGTGTATTCTGCTGATTTCCATACATCCATTGCAAAGTCAATCATGTGTTGTGGTAAGAAGTCTCTGACAACAACATATTTGTTCTTCATAAACTGCCATGTCATTGGGTTTGTTTTACCCCTAAGTGTACCAGATTTCATCTGTTCTTTCCACTTAGCGATATTCTCGTCTACGCACTTATATTCTATAGTTTTGTCTTCAAATGGCACAGGCATCGCAGTCTTCATCTCCTTCTTCAATTTGTGATGGTGCAAGTTCTTCTTGCATAACATCTTCAACTTTACCATCCATTGTGTTCTGATAATAAGATGTTTTCCATCCATATTTATAGGTGTTCAATAAGTCTTTCGCCATTACTGATACTGGTACTTCATTGTTTGGGTAGTTCTCTGGATTATATGACCAATTACCACTAATACCTTGGTCAAAGAACTTCTGCATCACTGCAACTATATTGATATAACCAGTGTTGTCTGGCATATCCCATAACAATGTATAGGCACTCTTAAGATTAGAATATTGAGGCACTATCTGTTTCAATGTACCTTTCTTACTCTTCTTAACTGACAAGTGGTCTCTAGGTGGTTCAATACCATTAGTTGCATTACATACAACTGAAGACGATTCACTTGGCATTTGTGCTGTGAGTGTTGAGTGTCTTAAACCATGAGTCAATATCTCTGCTCTTAAGTATTCCCAATCTCTAGTGTACACTGGTTTTACAATAGTGTCAACATCTTTCTTGTATGTGTCGATAGGTAGAATACCTTGCGAGTATTTTGTTCTATCGAAGTAATCACATGCACCTTTCTCTTTTGCGAGTTGATTTGATGCCCTTAGTAAGTAGTATTGAAATCTCTCAGTCAAGTCATGAACTAATTGCCATGCTTCTGGATCCGAATACTTGACTCTATTTTTTGCAAGATAATGTGCAAGACCAATGTACCCTATACCAAGACTTCTTCTTGCGAGTGTGGACATCTCTGCCGCCTTCACAGGATACTCTTGGTAATCAATCAGTTCTTCTAATCCCCTCACTGCAAGTTCACATATGTCTTGTAGTTCATCATCTTTTACTACACCCACATTGACAGCACTCAATATACAAAGTGCAATCTCACCACCATGGTCATCGATATGGTCAATTGGGTCTGTCGGTAATGTGATTTCTTGACATAGATTACTCATGTTCACTTTGTCTAAAAATGAACTATGAGTATTACTATGGTCTATATTCATGATATAGATTCTACCAGTCTCCGCTCGTTCTTTTAATAAATCTGTAATCAGTTCTCTTGCACTGACTTTTCTTTTGGGTACTGAAGTTGCTCTCTCATACTTTTCATACATCTCATCAAACTCTGGTGTACCAAATGCCTCATATAGACCAGGTACTTCATGTGGTGAGAATAGAGTAATGTCTTCGTTCTTTAAGAATCTCTGATAGAATAATTCTGATAATTGTATACTGTAATCTAGTTTTCTTACTCTGTTGTCTTCTGTTCCCTTGTTGTTCTTTAAAACAATAATGTCTTCTATCTCTTGATGCCAGATAGGGAAATGAACTGTAGCAGAACCCCCTCTTACACCATTCTGAGTACAACATCTTACTGTTGATTCGAATTTCTTTAAGAATGGGATGACACCAGTATGTTGTACTTCACCCCCTCTAATCTTTGCACCCAAACCTCTGATACGACCTGCATTGATACCAATACCTGCCCTTTGTGCAACATATCTACCAATCGCCATATCAGATGCAAATAATGAGTCTAGTGAATCATCTGTATCGACCAGAACACATGATGCAAACTGTTTCAATGGTGTTCTAACACCTGCCATGACTGGCGTTGGTATATTAATCTTAAACATACTTACTGCATCATAGTATCTACGAACATATAGTAATCTATCGTCTGAATCATAGTCTTGAAATAGTGTCATTGCAATCAACATGTACATGAACTGAGGTGTCTCAAACAATGTACCTGATGACCTGTCTTGAACCAAATATTTATCTACGACTTGTTGTAGACCTGCATAAGTGAAATCAAAGTCTCTACTATGTCTTAGATATGAATTGAGTTTCTTTAATTCTTTGTCTGAGTATTTTGCTGTTAAATCTTTTGTGTATAAACCCTTGTCTATGTTTCTTTCAATCAAGTCTTGTAGGCGTGGATAAATCTCTGAGTCTTTCCACTTAGTATTGAATACTTGTTTCTGAATTCCAAATAGTAATAGTCTGGCTGCAACAAATTGATAATTAGGATTCTCAAGTGATATCAAATCACTTGCACTTTTGACTAGAATCTTTTGAATCTCTTTTGTGGTGATACCATCAAAGAATTGTAGACCACTGTTCATCTCTACTAAAGACTCAGAAACACCATTAATGCCTCTACAAGACTTCTCAACCATTACATGTATCTTATCTAAATCAATAATTGATTTTGAACCATCACTCTTTATAACATTAATTTCTGCGTTCATATTTTCTTATACTCCATCAATTGTAATTTTGCTGAGAGACCGTAAACTGTATTACGATTGATGATTTCGATAATCTCACTTTCACTCAAACCCCTTATAACCATATCATTTATATCTTTGCAATCTTCTATTCTTCTATCGTTCCAGATGCACACCTTATACCCAAGGTCAATGACCTCTTCTATTTTTTTGATTATTTCGGCGTTTCTTGGTTCGTTATCATATATTAGTATTGCGTTATCTTTTATATCATCTTGTATCTTTTTAAAATCACTACCTGCAACTGCGATACTATTCGGTAGGAATAGACTATCTATTGGTCCCTCAGTGACATAGATTGTCTTTGTTTTGTCCACTTTATTAAGATTGAAGATAAGTGGTACATCATCTCTGAATCTCATGGTCATATATCTTAATGGTGAGTCGTTAATTGCACGACCAGATACACCAATCAATTCACCATTCTCGTCATAGAATGGCAATATTATTCTAGGGTCTTTACCAAGAACCCTATCTTTGTACTTATCAGATAACAAACTGAGAGTTTGTGCCTGTTGTACGAACCATAAATCAGTCATTGAAGATTCTGGTATTTTTCTATCTAAAAGATAGTTTTTTGCGATGGCCTTTTCGAGAACAGGAAAGGCGACTGCCTTGAGACTGTTCTCTTTTTTGACCACAGTTTTATTTAGATTATCTGTTCGTGGGGTGAACTTAAAAGCGTTCGCCGATGGCATTTTTCTTTTAGGTTTCATACCTTTTTCTGATAGAAATTCTTTCAGATATTCTTTGTGAACTGATGGCCAATGGTCTTTGATAAAGTTTATCGAAGATGTTGACTTACCACAGTTATGGCATTTGAAGATGAATGATTGTTCTTTGACGAAGTGAAACCCTCGTGCCTTATATACATTCTTTTGCGAATCGCCACAGTAATTGCACCTGTGATTCATCGTATTCTCGTTTGTCCATTTGGCACGGTCTAAGTAGACCATAACCATCGACAAGTATTTTCGCTCTAACCATAACATTACTACTTATTATACAGTAATTATGGTCAAAATACTAGTCGGTTTTGTTGATTTTGGGAACTTTCTTTTTGGGTACTTGAATGACATATCTGTTCTCAACTACCTTAGGTTTATCTTTCTCAATTTTTCTTGCAATAAGACTTGTTGATGTTATTAATAATAACACCGCAAGTGGGTCAAATACAAAGATGAGTGCAAAAATCACCCACCTAACAGCGTTGTCAAGGTACTTGACACTCTCTTCCTGACCATATATCACTTCTGCAACATACTTAATCGGACCAATCTCACCCTCTTGCATGAGTTGTTCTCTTTTAAGGGGCATCAATTCTTCATTGTACTTGACTACTTGGTCAATTATAACATCCATATCTTGTGCAATCAAGTCCCTTTCTTCTTTTTGTCTACGGTCAATGTAGTTTCTGTCTTGGGGTCTTGCAGTACTAATAACTAAATCTAACCCCTCTAGTCGTGTCTCTAGTCTCTCTAGTTTACCCTCTTCACCATCTATTCTCTTCTCTATGATTGACATCTCAAGTGAATACGAATCACCCTTGAGTGTCTGGTCTATGTTCGCCTTTGATAAGAACCCAAAGATACCCAATGATGTAATCAACATCAATACGAACACTGATAAGGTTAGATAATACTTCATGTAGTTGAGTCTATCCCAAAATAAGTGTAGATAGGCGGCAGTGACTATTTTACCAAACTCTAATACACCAGTCATAATGACAACTGATAACCATGCACCTGCGAATATGGTTGCAAGACCAAGAACTGAGAAATAGGCGGCGATACCTGCAATTACGAGAGAGGTACCTAGAGCCAAATAGTTTAAGAATTTTTCCATAATTTACTTAGAGTATCTTTTTAAAAGACCGAAAATCTTCTTAGAATCTTCTTTATTCTTTTTTAGATACTTGTTTCTACTTCTCACTAAAGGTGTGTCTGTTGATACAGCACTGCCTGTAGCGTTCACTGGCGCATCTTCTTTTAAGTCGTCTTTAAGATACTTTGCCATTTCATCTGCAAGTTGTATACCTGCGTTATAATCTGTTGGGTAATGCAACCCAGCTTGAACTCTTCCATATGCACATATATCAGCGGCATCTCTAAGATTACCCTCATGTTCTGGATATTTCTCTGCATAGAAGTTTGCAACCAGATATGGTTGCATTGAATGACCTGATGGATATGAAGGAGAGTTTGCAGTTCCTGTTTTCCATTTTTTAAGTTTCATATTAAGTGCTTCTGCAACTTGATATGGTCTAGGTCTGTTGAATGAATTTTTAAAGTGTCTGATTACTGGTGTACATTGGTCTACGATGTAATCCATATACTCTTCATCAAACTCTAAGTCTGAGTCTTCCATGTATTCTTTGATGTAATAACATGGGTCATCAGCACAATTGATGTACTTCTTTTTGATTTCATCTGTTGCGTTGTTTGACTCTTTGATGACTGTTTCTAATTCTGACTTAGTTGTTTTAGAACTGTTTGTAGGTGGGGATATCATTTCTATTTCTGACCAACCATCTTCAAATATTTCTACTTTGTGATATTTGGGTTTCTTTAGTTTCTCAAATACATCGAATTGAAGTTTATCTATGTTCGATGGATTCATCAATGACTCTGTTGTTAGACCAAGTTTCTTATCGACCTTTTTCAGTACATCACCAGTTGATGACCTCATCTTATCTGCCCAATCGACCATTTTCTTTTTAATCTCAGCGCCTTTCTTTGTATCACCTGCACTGACTAAACCAGAATATGTTAATGCCATTGCAAGACCAACAGGACCACCCATCCATATAGGTAGACCACCTGTTGCCATACCAGCACTCAATAAACCAATACCCTTGATACCATCTGGCGTTGCAATCAAGTCTGCGAACCCAGCGTTTCCTGCAAATGCCTGTGGTATAATAGTCAAGTCAAAATCTGATTCTATATCACCAGAGAATGACATTCTTAACCATTGACCTATTGCAAGACTTGATACACCCACAGCACTCATTGTTGCGAGTACTTTATTCTTCTGCATGAACTCATCTGTTTTAATTAGACCCTTTTCTAACTGTTGGAATGTCTTAGTATCATGTATAGCAGCACCCCCTACAGTAAGACTTTTACCTATAGTTCTAAGTGAACCCATTATGGTCTTAGATGTTGCAGTTATTGAACCACCAATCGCCTTGACTGTATTATATACTGAAGGTTCTTTAAATGCCTTACCAATAGTTGCGATATCTAAACCTATTGCATCTTTCAATTCGCCTATGTGTTGTTTCAAGTCTGCAACTTGAGTTGGTAATGAACCACCAACATCGTTCTTAGGTTTCTCAGAAGGTGTGGCGTCCTTGTCGGGATTTGTCTTCGCTACATTCCCCTTCGGAGATTTTTTATCCGGTGCCGGTCTCGTATCACCTTGGTCGCCCTTTTTGGGCATTGATTGTAGTTTTCTTTTGAGTTCTTTTGCCTTATCTGAATCTGGATGTGACTTGAGATAGTCTTGTTGTTTCTCTGGCGACATGTCGAAGAACCATGCATCTTTCTTTTTGTCTTCTTCAACTAGAAGTTCTTCACATATGGAGTCTATTGCATCACAATATTGTTTGTAGTCTTCATCAATGTGATATAATACTTCGTTAATATACATCTTCTGCGGTAAACAGGACTCTATCTTCCCCTATGTACCCCTCATATATTAGTACACCATAACCTATACTATGTTCTGCAACATTGGTGACTGTTGATTTTTCTGGATATATTTTGATTTCTTCATTCTCATCAAAGTTCTGTTTGATTTGAGTTCTTAGATGATAATCAGAATCACTCATCTTTAATTTACCAATGTCTTGTGCCTCTTCAATCATCTCTGGTTGAAATGCATCTTCGTCTTTCAGTAATCTATAGAAGTCTTCATATAACTGGTCTGCCTGTTCAGAATCTAAGTTAGTATGTTCTTTGAGTAAACCAAGTGCGACTGCATATGATGCCAATTGTGACTTACCACCAGGCACTTTTCTAATTAGTTTCTTTAGATTGAATACGAGTCTATGTAAAGGTGTGAGAGAGTTCTTCTCTTCTTTTGATTTTGGGTTGTTTGCGAGTTTTTGATTTTTATTGTCTGGGTCTGTTATGAACTTGACTCTGACACCATTCTGGTCAATGAACCCAAACTTATAGGCAGGTGTCTTCTCAAAAGGTGTTGTCAACATCTTAAGAATCCTGAATACGATTAAACTGTCTATTACTCTTCCGACCATATATCTATTTATGCAATCTGAATGACTACAATTCTCTCAATCTGTCTGCAAGTTTATCGTCTATTGGATAGTTTATTAACCAACCCTCTTGTATGAGTTCAAGATATAATAACATAGTCTTTATAGATGACCAATGTTCGTCATCTTTAATCTTAAACTGCAACATTCTCATACATGCCTCAAATCCAAACACATTGAATAAACATATGATATGATTCAACATGAGGCGTTCTCTTAATTCACCATTCTCATGGTAACGATGAAGCAGTCGTTTTAGATATCTAAACCTACGCAAGTCTTCATTAAAGTCCTCAATGTCTTCACATTGGGGATCATCATAATGCTTATGTGCGTATGCATTAAAGTTTTTTGCTGTGATTTTGTCAAATAGACCCATAATATAATTGTTTAGTTGTTGTGTCTACTAGTATTTAGTAGACTCAACTAAAGAAGTTTAAACGATTGAACCGTAAACTTTGAATGAACCAGTTTCTAACTGTTCATATTTAACTTTGAGAGAAATGTTTCTTTCTTCTTTCTCAATCTCATCGATAGGTGTATCTACTGATTTACCAAACACCCCACCAAATTGAGTAAACTCTAAGTTTAATTCACCAGAACCTGAGAACTCTTCATCTTGTACTACACCATGTCCGTCTGATTGAACTTTCTTATGTAGACCCATTTGAGAGAGTTTTGATTCCATTTGTTGAATAGCGGCGAGAGGATTCATAAACTCTGATACTGCAACATGACCCAACACTGCATTAAGTTTGTTCTTAACTGCCTGTGAATCTATGTCATAAGGTACTGTTGAGTCTAAACCAAAGTCCCCACCTAAATTTTCAATTAAATATTCGTTAAATGTTTTCATAATTTTATCCTTGTATTGCAACACCAACACCTTTAACTTCGGCGTTGGCTGCAAAGACTTCATCAGAGGCGTCTTTTGATACGACCTCTGATGTATTTGCTTTTAAAGTGAATGTCCCAATTAAACTATTAGCACTAGTCTCAATTGACACTAACCTATCTGTTGCGCCTGTGTTGACTAATCTTACGGCAGTTGAACTACCAAAGTTAGAACCGTTAGTAGAAGATACTCCACATGCGGCCTCTGTTCCTAATACTTTAATTTTCATAATTATTCCCTTATGCAGCTACTGTAATTGTACCAGCAGCAGTACCAATTCCTGCGATATTGGTAATAGTTGCGTTTGTAGAAGTACCGTTATCTTTTACAGTACCACTGTTTAGAGCCATCGCATTTGCACCAATACTTAGAACATCACCTGCATTTGTAGCAGCGTTAGCAGCACCAATTACAAGACTGAATACTAGTTCGTTAGAACCTGTACCACTTGCGTATGATAATGTGTGATTTGTTCTTTGGTCATTTACAACTGTAAGTTGTGGTGTGCCTGTGACTGCAACTGCCTCGTTAAATCTGACTCGTACAGATAATGTACCACCCTCTGATTTATCAAATGCTGTTGAAATAAACTCTATCTCTGTAATATCAGCAGAACCAATTGAAACTGCAAGTCCACTTACTGCACATAAGATTTCGTCTGTTGCGCCACTTTTAGGGTTTTCAAATCTCCAACCACTAGCGTCAGCGTAAACTTTCTTCTTATCTGCATCGGTTAACCACTTAGGTTTCGATTCGTCTGCATCTGAAATTCCCCATAATGCCATTTTATTCTCCTATTTCGCAACCTTTAAGATTGCATTAAATGTTTTACTAAAAGTGTTTTTGTCTTTTTGTAATAGTTGTAAGTATTTAGTTCGAATTGGTGCTCGAACCTTCATTAAAGTGTCATGAACTTTGACTGCATCTGCGTTTTTGACCTTAATCTTCTTCATATCATCTGTTCTAACTTCACCATCTTTGGTTCCATCTTTGAATTTACGAAGTTGTATTAACATCGTTGCATCTGGTCTATTCTGTACACCAGTTGCCTTTGATTGCATTGCATCCATGGCACGATTGAAGACTTCATCCTCTTCTGCCTCTGCATACTTACCCTTTGCCATTGTTGATATCTTCAACAACTTTGCTCTTAAATCTTTCTCATTCTTAGATTGTGCAACAGCACGAGCAATTTTTTTATTACCTGCATCTGACATCATACCAAAGTCAGCAATCTTTTCCATTACTTGTTTGACATTTGATGATGCTTCAATTGCATCTGTAATATGTTTTTTATAGTTAAGTCTCTTTAACTTTTCTTTAAACATCTTTGTTCTGGCGTCTACTTTATCCATTAGTCTTCTAGGTCTACCTTACCGTCCCATTTGCCCGATTCAATTTGTCGTATCATGTCATAACATGCACTTTCGACTTGTTGTAGACCTTTAAATATTTTGTCTGGCCCTTGAGCTGCACGATTGTTATATTGAAACTTCTCGTGGTCTTTGTTAAGTTTTTCAACAGTCTTTAAAATCTTTTTATAGCCATTGATTTCTTGTTTTCTATTAAACTCTGAACCCTTTTTCTCAGCAGGACTTTTCTTATGAAAGTCTATTCTTTCAATGATTTCTTCTTTGCCATCATTGTGTTCTTTAATTACTTGTACTAGACTTTTATATGACATATTATTTCTCGTCAAAGTGTGATACTGTTGAAGGATCACCATATGATGATTTACCCCTTGCAACTGAATCAAAGTCTCTGAGTTTCTTTTTAGTGCCACTCATAACAACTAATGTATCTTGTTTGTTAGTATTCATGGTGACTTTTAGACCCATCATCTTTCCTGACTGTTCGAACTTTTTCTTTTCAGCAGGATGCATCTTCTTAACTCTGTAAGTAATCATCTCTTCTCGTAAATCTTCTTCCCATATATTTCTATATGTGTCCATAACTGACTGTCTTGCACCTTGTTGTGCCTCTTCTACTGAATCAGTCATGTACCCAGCGAACTTACCTTTCTTGATGGTGTTCTTCTTAATAATGTTAGATAGTTTATCTTTCTTCTGAAGAAGTTTCTTTGCCTTCATTCTGTCGTGATACATAAATGTATATGTTTTACCATCTTTCTCATCTTTAACTGAGTAACCAGTAGCAGTCATCTTAGTGACTTTACCTTGTCTTTTATTACCTTGTTTGGGTTCATAGAAATCTACACCTGTACCATTTTTTATATCTTTCTTCGCCTCTGCACCCATGCCATGTTGTGCGAGTTTTCTGTAGTTTTCTGTTAAATCTGTTTCTTCTTTAAATACTTTTTCAACTGATGACATAAACTGCTTTAATTTATTTGAATCACCTGATACAACAACTCCGTCTTTACCTGACCAAGAAATTTTAGTTTTCTTTGATTTTAGTCCGAATTTACCTGCCATTTTAACAACAAGATTTGTTTGAAGTTTATCATCAACATGGAGTACCATGTCTGCATTTTCTGATACAGTTTCTTCTTTAACTACTGCTTGACTCCAACCACCACCGTGGTCTTCTGCGGTCTTTAGTTTACTTAGTGACACATATAAAGGTTGCAAGTCTTTGCCGTCTTTATAATCAGATGTTTTACTGTAAGTATTGTCAATCATAAGACCGACTTTGTATGCACTTGAACCCTCTTCAGGTGTTGAGTAAACTGGTTTCTGTTTGATTTTGTTTGTTCTGCAATATGTATCAATCATCTTCTTTGCAGTTTCATAGTCTTTCTTATTCTCTGGTGAAGTGATTCTGTCTCCTTTACCACCTCTGAACTGAATGTAGAAATCTACACATCTAGGATACTGTTTGTCATTGTAAGGTTTGAAACCCTCTTCTACAGATTCGACTGATACTTCTTTGTACCCTTGTCGTTTGTAATCAGCAATCTTCTTCTCGTTGCCTTGTCTCTTCATACTGACACCTGATGTGCCTTTAGAATCGGTTTTTCTTAATTTTATATACTTATGTCTGTCTTTTTTAGGTGTTGCAAACTGTTTAACTAAGTCATCTCTACCATAGAATGAACCCTCTTCTAAATCGTTGAGGTCATCTTTAAATGTTTCTTCGTTTGCATATCTTAATGCGTTCTGAACTTCTTTCGCCTTTAAAACTTTATCACCAAAGAACTTTTTGATTTCTTTAGATGCGATATCCATAGCACCACCCAAATCAAGTGCAACTTCTACTGCCTTCTTGATATCGCCTGGTTTTACTTTGTTTCTACGAAAATAGGCAGATGTTTCTCTACCTGTGAGTTTTTGTTTGCCGTAAGGACCTAAAGGGTTTACTTTACCATCCTTATCTAAAACTGACTTTGCCTCTTGAAACAGATTCATGTTATTTCTCGATTGAGTTGATAATAGTCTTAACTTGGTCTAATCCATACTTCTCTATGATTATCATGAAGTCTTCTTTCATTGCCTTCAAATCTTTTAGATTACCACGATATTTGATTTTGTCTTTGCCTTCTTCGACTTCTTTCTCATCCTCGTCACCTTTCTTCTTAGCAATTGCCTTCTTTAGTGCTGGGGGTAATTCACCTTCTTTGACTTCTTCTTTTTTGTTTTTTGCGTTTTTTGCTTTGTTTGCAGCCCATCTCGCACTATTAGCACCACCGGATCTAGATGACTCTTCAACTTCTTTCTCGTCTTCGTCATCAGAGTCTTTACCTTTCTTCTTGTCGATTGCTTTCTGAAGAGCAGGTGGTAATTCGCCCTCATCCATTTTCTTGGAGATTGCCTGTCTTTTCTTATGAAGGTATTCGTCTGAAGAATCAGTATCGCCATCGTTGTCGATATCTTTGTCTTTACGGTCTGCAAACTTCTTCTTAACTGCATCTTTTTTAACTTTATCTAGACCTTCACCATCGTCTGACTTGTCATTGGTGTTGTCTTCATTCATCTCATCTCTTATCTTTGACTTAAGGTCTCTGATATTGTTGTTAATTCTATCGCCCTTTTCTTCATGACCATCAGCGGCGTCATCTCTACCTTGTTCTCTTGCCTCTTTAGCAGAATCATCAGCTCGTTGTCTTTGTGTTCTTAGATTTTCGAGTTTGTCTTGCATACCCTTAATTCTTTGTTTCTTTAAAGCTGCGTTTGCATTAAACGGTTCTTCTGATAGATGACCCTCTAACATGGTTCTCATATCAGCAACTAATTGGTCTGATACGCCTTTATCTGTTAATTTCATTATAGTTCCCCTTGTTCGAAATAGTCAAACATCTTTTGTTTACCAGTTTCATTAAGTTTTAAAGACTTAGCAAGTCTGCCAAGCATATTTCTTTCTGTTAATTTTTCTATGGTTTTCTCAACTGACTCAGCTGATGTAGCAATCTCTTCTTCTATTTGTGCGAGTTCTTCTTTAAGTCTATCTCGTTTTTCTTCGAGTGACTCCACTGCCTTCTCTTCGCCCTCTGCGAGTTCTTTAAACTCTTCTTTGAGCATTTCCTCGATTTCATCAGATGTTAATTTCTCATCTATAATTGCTGGAGAAGTTTCGGTTTTATTAAAACCTCTTACTTCTTCTAGTTTATCTTTCCAAGTTTTGTTTTCCATGATATAGTTATTTATATGTTCTCAATCCTTACGACTAGGTCATTAATGCCTTTGATGACTCTATGATAAGTCATCTTGGGTATGTAGTAATCTAATCCTATTGTTAAATCTTTAGGCAATTTGTCATCTAACTGTAATTGCCAACCACTTCCACTCAATACATGTACACATCGATTCTTTTTATCTCTATGCCAAACGAGTTCGTCATCTGATATATTTGGTTCGAATGTTCGGTATATGAACTCTCGACCTGTACCATGCTGTTCTTCTATTCGTTCTCTGTATGGTTTCATACAAATATTTAGGTGTTATTTTTTACCAGAAAAATGAACCACCACCACTCAAACCAAGTTGTTTTGCGTATCTTGGTAGTCTACATGACCAATATCCTGGTGTGGTTTTATCATTTGCAGTATCACAATTATGTCTTGCGACATATGATGCTCTTGCCTTAGGGTCTTTAAATTTTACTGATAGACCTGATGTATCTCCGAATGTGACTTTCTTTGTCTTGTCACCATCTTTAACATAGACATAGAACTTCTTAGGCCCGCCTGATTTAGGTTTACCTATTGCAACATCTTTATCTTCTTCTTCGGTCATCTCCATCATAGGACAATCTAAAGGTACAAGTTCATTCTCATAGATATCATACTCACCTAAGTTTGTCTCTAAGACTTGTTTATCTATCTCTGTAAGATTATATCTTCCTTCTGCAACTAGTTTTCTTGCCTCTTTGATTACCTCAAAGTACATCATTGAACCTAGTCTGAATGGATTATCTAATAGATTTGTTTCTGTCATCTGCAAGTCTCTCAATGTGTCATCGATAGCCATGCCTTTAAATGTGTTTATTTTCATTTGGTTTTACCTGGTGCAATATCTTTTAATGTCTTCTTGCCTTTGTTCATTTCTTTTTGTCTTACGACTTTCAACATCTTCTTGGCGAGTTTTGATATTGCTTTTGTTTTCTTATCGAGTATCTTTTCTAGAGCCCTCTTTTGACCCATACCCAATTCTGCTTTATTTTTACCTTTAAGAATTCTA